TTAACTACAAATTTTTTTACCCATCTGTTTTATGATAGCACGAACGAGGCTCTCGCTAATCTTAAATTGTTCAGATATGAAAGTGTAACGCTCCATCTTTGGGGCGTTGCTTTTTTGATATTCTTCGTAAATTTCCAAATCTCGAAATATCTCACACGCTACCCTGCCTCCGTGTTTGTAAACCAAACGCAGGTCGTTCTCCATTGGTTTTAACTTCTCGTATATATTCATTGTCATTCCCATTTATTAAGTTCACACCCCTTTTCGTCTTGTCGCAAAAGAGTAGAGAGCGGACAATTACACACCTTACACTTCATACCCTTAACTTCTTTCAGCGTATAATCTCTCATTAGCCTTTGGTATGTACCCATCTTAGCCATAGGACACTCTGCGCATATCTTTGCCCGCTCTTTTGCTTTTACCTCAATTTCAGGGTCAGTAAATATGTAATTCTCCCAACCCTTTAATATTGCTTTTAACTTTATCATATACTCGCTGATTGTCGTGCTCGTTCATTGTCACTAATTCGCAAAATGCTATCCGTTAGTCCTGAGGTAGTTCCTATTGTTGCCCCCTCAAATGCACCTTTCATTGACCCTTCAAGGCTACCAGCGCGCGCTCCCTCGAATGCTCCTTGTTGGCTACCTTGTAATGTACCTTGCATTGCTCCTTCTCTTATAACGTTCATCATCTGTTCAAAATCAAACTTTAACTCCTTAATTTCTGATTGTATAGGCACTTGTTTAATCACTCCCCCTGCTGCCATATACACGGGGTTATAATTGCCATAACCTGCACTTCTATTGATAGCCTCCAATACTGGGAAATACATAGCCGTTGCGCGCTTGTTCACTATATATTCACCACCTTCAGCCTCAAATCCCCCACGACCTGCAACAGTGAAAGGAATACCGCCCTCAGAGTGGCTATTACCTTTGAGCAAACCGCCTTTTTCGTATTTAACATCGGTACTTGCAATCTTAGCCACATTCATCATACCAGTAGCCAATGTAACCGCTGCCATAACTGCACCCATAGGCAATCCTTGTGATATAGCCTTCGATACACCCAAATAAGTGTTTATAGTAGCCTCTGCAATTGCTGCCGCCTTTCCTAATGCAGATTGTTCGCCTGCTAAACTTTTCAAACCTCCGAACACTGATTGAGCCAAAGATAATTTAGACTCCTCAGTTTTGCGTTTTAAGTTTATTTCATCTTGTGACTGTTTTCTGTTTAATATCGATAATCGTTTGTTGTACTCCTCTTGTGAAACCTGATTACTTGCCAGCAATTCATTGAGTGCTTCACGTTCTTGCTCGTGATTTTGTCGCATTTGCTCCTCTTCAATCTCCCATTGCGTAGCCCCCTGCTCTTGCAAGGTGAGTAGTTTGTCTTGAAAATCCAACTCCTGCTGGGCTTTCTTTTCCTCTTTCTCAATATCCGATTGCTGTTTGTTTAACTCCTTAGCCTTCTCATCATACCCTTCTCTTAGTTCTTGCAATTGTTGCTGATAAGCGTCCTCAGCGTTATAATCCCAATTGTGTGCCTCCTGTTTGAGTTTTTTCTCTTTCTCTAACGCCTCGACTTTCTTCTGGTAAATTGCTTCTTGGCGGTCCTGCTCTTGCACGATGAGTTCAGCGGTTAATCGTGTTTCGCTGTCAATCTTAGTTTTGTTTTGCAACTCGTATTGCTCTGCTTCCTTCTTCACCGCTTCAATAGAGAGGTCTGTACGTGTTTTCAAATACGCTTCTTCAATCTCTCTCTTCTGCTTTTCATACTCATTTTGCTTTATTAAGCCCTTAGATTTTTCTTTCTCCAATACCACCAAGCGGTCCTGCATTCCCTTTTCCTCAATCGCTAAACGTTCCTGCAATGATTTAGCGACAGCCGAATTAGTCTTAACGTACTCTTCTACTGCTTCTCGTTGTTGCTTCAATTCTTCTTGCATTCTTGCACGTGCTTTGTCTGCTTGTTCTTTCGCCTCATCATTTCTCGCTCTGTGTACGCTGTTTATTACTTTATTCTGAGCGGTTTCTGCGTTTATCCTCTCTTTATTGTTGGCAATAAGTTCTGCTTTTTTTCTTGCCAACTCCGCCCTCTCTGCGTCGCTCGTATCATTGCTTTTTTGTTGTAGTTCTATACGTTCTATTTCCAACTTGTTACGCTCTATTGCTAATGCGTTTATCTGCTTTAATGTTTCTACCGACGCCTTCGCCGCTTTCTCTCTCTCTTCTACACTCTTAGAGGTGTCCCTTGCTATTTGGTTTTGTTCGGCAAATAATTCTTTTAACGCTTCTGTCTTCTCTATATGTTCTGCCTCCGATTTCGCCAATCTTTGGTTTATCTCCTCAATTCGCTGTCCACGTTTAAGTGCCTCGTTCATTGTGTCGCCAATACCTCCAACAATGCCCTTCATTTCCTTACCTAATTCAGCATACTTAGCACGAGCCTCTCCTACTGCCTTACCCATCTCTTTTCCCTTGTTCACTAAGTCCTGCGCGGGCTTCTTCACCTCTTCCCAAGCACCCTTAAAATTTCCGGTGAGTATCTTCCCAAGTCCCTTAACTACGCCCACGACTTGCTTTATTGGTGTGATAAGGAATGTGCCTATAAACTCACCGACTTTCTTAATGGGCTCCCACGCTGCTTTAAACGCTTCCACTAATACCTTGCCCACCTGTTGTACTACTCCGAATAGCGTTTGAAAGAGCACCTTTAATGGTGTAAGTACTTTGTTCACCTTATTCACTCCCTCTTGTGTGCTGGTGAAGTATGATATTAAAGAGCCTAATGCTACAATGAGCGCACCTATACCTGTGCTGATAATTGCACCACGTAGTATCTTCATACCAGTAGATACATTCCCCGTAGCCGTTGCAGTAGCATTGAGTACACCTGGCGCCATCTTGCCAGTCTGCACGAAGTTGGTAAACGGAGTAGCCAACGCAACAACATTCACCTTCAAAGAATTAAACGTATTAACAACGCTATTCATTGAAGTACCAAACGCTTGGTTATCCCCTACTGCGTCCAATATCGCCTGCCGGTAATTACCCACGTCTACTTGATTATTACCGATGCTCTTTTGTAATTCCTTATACTTCTTATCCTGCTCCTGAATAACCGCCAATAGCTTACCCCCTACCTCAGCGTTGTTGCGCTCCTCCTCAGATAGTTGTTGATATATGTGTTTATTCTGAGAAAGTGCAGCACTCAATTCCTTAATTGAGCCTTTCATTGTGTTGTTAGAAGCCATCTGCTTAGCCTCTGTCGTAATGTGGTTCTTCACCAAAGTATCATACACACGCAACTCATCACTTTGCCCCCTCTGCTCTGCTGTTAGCAAGGTGAGCCTCTTCGTGTACTCTTCTATTGATATATTCCCCTTGGAGAAGTCGTCCTTTAAGACTTTCATCTCGTTGCCGATATTAATCAGCTTCTCACGCACCTCAGCACTCTTCGCAATTAGCGAATCCACATCAATATCTATCTGCGCTATATTTACCCTTTCCATATCTTTTAACTTTTAACTAATCTTTATCATTTCCACTTCTGCTAATGCTCCTGCCTTGTATTTTATTTTGTTTGGTAAGAAGTAGCCCCCAAGTTGCTCAACGTATATACGTGAGAAGAATGAGAACTCATATATATCAATCTCTGACAAAGCAAATTCAGCAGTAACAATGTAGGGGTGCTCCATTAACCGACGAAAATCTTTATAGTAGGTTTTTATGAGATTATCCCAATTAAAGTATGTAGCGCTTGCAAAAATGAAAGTATCGGTATTTTGTTTCTCCGCTTTTGCTTTGAGTTTAAATTCTACTCCTGAATAAGTAGTGAAAGAAGAGAAAATATGCCAGCGTGCTGTTTTTTCTTTATACTCAGTTTTGATGTTACCATTACTTTCTTTTTTTAATTCTTTTACAAAGAATTCCATATTCTCTATTCCCACATTATCTCCTTTTAAAAATGTATAATCGTTCAACGGACTATAGAATTTACTTTGGAAATCTTTTCGCTCATCAAGCGATTCATCGTTAAAAAAAATTGCCGAATCTCGCTTTTCTTGTCTGTAAGCGTTCTCATCATCATATTTCTTATAAACGAAATTATTCTTTTTCCCGTATTTATTATTGTGGTATTGTTCCTCTTTAACTTGTACAAATTTATTGCTCCAATCTAATTTTGGCGCATTTACTCTTTCATTTAAAGTATAAAAATAATAATCACCAGTTTTTCTATCTCTAATTGGAGTAAGAGAGAATATTCTAAAAACCTCCTTAAATAGGTCTGTTAATGCAAAATCGGTTAATAAAACATCTATATTATCATTGCGTTTTACCTTTTCAATTCTAAATGTTATACCGTCATTGTATAACATACTATAAGCGGTATTATGATTCGATTCCGCAAGTGCATAATAAAATACTATATTATCGCCTTTTTCTAAACTTAAAACTTTTTCTCTTTTAAATTCAGTTATTCCACTCTCTGGCACAAGTACATTATCTACCTCATTATGTTTTGATGTAATTAACCCCACTTCAAGTTCTAAAATACCCGCATTAGGGTGCAAGTTATTAATTACTGTAGTAATTTTATATTCACCAGTCTCATTAATAGTGTATGGTTGCGCTCCCTTGTATGAGTATCTTAGTTTTATCTTGCCATTTTCATTGATAAAACCCATTGTAACTCCATTAGAATACCTCAATCCAAGATTAATACCTCCTCCCTCGTGAGTAGCCTCAAACGCTTCCCCTTCTGTACTATCATTATACTTTATATTAGAAGAGGCTATATACGTGTCTAACCATATTTGACTTTTAAAAAAATCTCCCACAAATTTAAACCCACTCATCTGCTGTATGAGCCTAAACACTCTATCTAATCTTATAGATAAAGGCGTATTTTCAAATTCATACTCAATTAAATATTCGCCACTGCTGTTTAAAGTAATAGCATCATCTCCATAATTAGCAATTAAATAAATCAATTCAGGAGTTGTTGTACTATTATGTTGTGCAATGATATTTGTAATTGTGCGATTAGCTGTATCATCTAATAGTCCCTTAACTCCCTTTATATCTCTATTTTGCAAAAAAGTGTATAGTTCTTTGCTGTTGTCTTTAAATTCAAAAATAAAATAGTTTCCTCGCTTCCCAACAAGAAAACCATTTGCGCCCTGCACAATAGGAATACCATTAACATAGTAATTGACCTTGTGGGTCTTGTATGCTTCGACCTTGTCACTAAGGGGTTCGTTTGCAAATCCGAAAATAATATTATTGGTAGGGGTAGTAGGTAGGTATATAGTTTCTGAATACGACACTTCACGAGTGTCGAAATTAAACATATCATTTACCTGCAAAGTGTAGGTAAACGGCTTTTGTTCTACATCGGCTCTTTGTCCGTTTATATACAACTCTATCATAATTGCGTAATTGTTTTAGGCTCTTGAAATTCTATTGTTACACTCAAAGGGTGTGTGTATTGGTTATTGTGTTTGAATTTTTGCGTACCTTCAACCACATTTACACGCTCCCAATGTTGTGGCTGAATATCGCTTACTTCTTTGCCTTTCCAAAGATATATCTCGGGCGACACAAATAGCGATTTTATTTCCTCAAACTCATAATCAAGTACGGGGACTTCACTTGTAAGTGTCCACGTTTTCTTTGAGGTAGTTCCAAAAGGATAAAATGAATTGTCTTTTAATCCTACATACGTGCGCCCTATTAAAGTGCTGCCCAATGATTTTGTTTTAACATCTTCGGTGTAATCTTGTGAGAAAAGCCAATAACTCCAACCTCCGTAGGTATTTCTCCAACGCAAAAATATACCGCACTCATCTACTATTCTTGCTACCTCTTTTGTTTCAGATGTTCTTTCTTTGTTTTGCATTCTGAAAGGGACATTGCCTTGAATCTTTTCAATATACAAGTCTTTTTGCGGATAGTCTTTGAAATAGGTTGTTTTCTTACATTCGCCTAATCTTGAATTTTCGGTTATCGAAATAATAGATGGTATAATGAATAACGAACCATTAGCAATATTACCTTTTGATGAGTCTATTTTTAGACTCACAATTTTAAAATTATCTCCCGAAAAAGAATCTTTTTTCAGGTCAAACATTGATTTAAAAAGACTTGGTAAGAATAAATCAACTCCCTTATTTTCTCTGTATGATATATTTGTAACAAAGTCTTTTCTGTCACTTGAGGATACTGTTACTCTCAAATTTGTGTTATTTTCCAAACTCCATTCGCCTGTACCTGCCGAAACGCTTTCTAATACAATAGCATCTTCGCTAAATGCGCCGTATGCAAAATTGTTTTCTATTGTAAAACTCATTTCCCCATTTCGTTTATAAAGTTAATAATCTCACTTGTGAAAGTAGCCAAGTACTTATACCCTACCTTCTCTATTATCTGTTGCACCCTCTCGGGGGTTATTACAGCGTCAATAAATGGTGGTTGTTCACCCCCTTTAAATCTCTTTGTGCCCTCACGTGCTATCTTCTTGGCAATCGCCCACGCCAACGAGGTAGTGCTCATCTTGTCCTTTATGGGTTCTAAACCTCTTGCCAATATCCAACGCTCAATGGCTTGTATAGGAGGCATTCTCCCCTCCTTGCGTCCGTGTTGCATATAATAGGTGTAATCCACTCCCGTAATCACACCACGCAACCCGCCAGTAGTAGCCGTAGTGTTCACTTCGAGCGTATGCTCCCATAGTCCACTTGCCCGCATACCAAGTTCTTTATACTTAGCAATAAGGTCAAGTTTTAAGGCTTCCAATTCCTCTTGTAATATCTTAACAGCCTCTTCCATATTCTTTATTCGCTACTAATTTGGAAGGTCACCAGTACCCCGTCGAAGTTATTATCGTACAAGTTAATAACCTCAACCATTCGCCAGCCTTCAATCGTATAATCACCGCAAAAGGCTTTGGCAATCTTCATTACCTCCTCTTTACAAGGTTTAATATACTGTTCATACTTACCTTCTGCTTGTTCGTTTTCGCTCTGTGAATTATACACCCTGTCAAATTCCGAGTGTTTCAAAAGCATAAATCGCCCGTTATAGGTGTGCTTCGTTGGTTCGGCGTAATCATCAAACGTTACACTCTCTTCTAATGGGTCAAGAAAGAAGTAATAATCCTTACCAGCTTCTGTTTCCAAGTTGTGAAAATCTGAACGCCCATAATCAAAGTGCCAGCCGTTACTCGTTGCTATTTGTTGCAAAATCTCTTTCATATCTTACTTATTTATTATTAACTTCTGAAATCTATTCTGTATATTCGCTTGTGTTGCCCTATACCACAAGATATAATGCACTTCCAAGTAATTGAGTTTCTCAATATCGTTATACCTAAGAATATCACCACCTGCAAGGCTATCTATCATCGGCAAGTCTCCGAATTGCTCTAATTCTTTAACTCCTGCTTGTTGTAGTTTTATATCGTGCTCAGTAGGCTCGGTATTCCAATGCTCTTGCTCCATTCTCATTACCCTTTCTGCTTCCAAGGTAAGAAATCGCAAACAGCCATAAAAGCGAAATACATTCATACGTAAAGGCTCTTCCTTATATACCATTCGCACCACGTCTAATTTATCTATACTATCTAAGCTCATCGTTTGCCTCTTGATACTATTCACCTCGCCAAAGGTTAATTCGGTAATGCTCTCTTTCACTCCGTGAGTACGCTTCTTAAACCAACGTCTACGTGTATAGTTTGGTATTGGCTTTAATATTTTCAAAGCTGGCAAAAGTTCTTTCTGCTTTTCTTCTGATAATTGTAGAAATTCGTAAAGTGTCATCTTCTGAATATTGGTTTAAAAATTCGCTTAGGTTTCAAGTCAAAGTACTCACGCATTAGTAACATATCTCGGTAGTCAGGGCTTCTCCCTATGGCTTGCTTCACCGTATCTTTGTTAATTACTGATAACTTTTGCCCGTCCTTATTGTCGCTTTTGATTTGTTCAACTTCCTCAATTATCATCTCCTTGGTGCGCTCTGACACCTCAGCACTAATGTATATACCATTACTATTAATGCGCTCGGCTAACTTATACAAGCATTGTGTCTGCAAATTCTTGTAATTGGTAGGTTGCCCATTCTCTTCAAACGGTGTGCTATTATTCTTAAAGCCTACAATACCCGTGTTATCTACCACTCCACCTCCTACACCGTCCTCATCGGCAATACAATTACCCTTGGGTATATTATACTTCATTCGTAGTGTGTTGATGAGTGCTTGTATCTCGGTAGTCGCCGAAGTTGCCAGTGTATACACTTCTATCAATTCCCAGCCTTGCCATACGCCTATTACGCACAAGTCCGAGCCAAAGCGGGCAATATCGGCTGTTAGGTACATCGTGCTTTCCTTGGGTAATTGGTCATTATTGAATATCGCTAATATCTTATCGTAATCACACAATGCATTTGGGTCATCGTCATATTCCCATAGCCCATTGAGTAGCCGTTGCTTCTCTGCGCCTCTTAGGGTATTCTCCAAGTTCTGAATGTATTCCTTGGGTAACATCTTATTATCATACGGCAGAGCCTGAATGAATGCCCTTCTCTTGTTGAGTGTACCCTCCTTGTAGGGGGTGTAAAATTCCTTATATAGAAAGTTCTTGGAAGGGTTGGCGGTAATGAGTAGTTTGCCTTTCAAATTATATTCTCTATTTTTCCATCTCCCTATTGATATTTTCAAGTTAGAATAACTATCATAATCGAACTCTCCGCCCTCTTCTATCCACCCACGGGTAAATTGCATTGAGCCTAACCGCTGGTATTGCGGGTCGCTTGGTAAATACTTACAATCTAATAGCAATACTCGTGAGCCATTATATAATTCAAAGTAATTGTCCTGCCCATTATACTTCCACGCTTCTTGCGGTATGCCCCAGCCGTTGAGTACCTCGTGAATGCTCGGTATTGTAAAGCGTCGCAAATCGTTCAATTGCTTTCGGGCAATGAAATACTGCGTACCTGCATACATTAGAGCGTCGGCTAATATCAATGAGCAACCTATGAATGATTTGCCCCCTCCCTTAGCCCCTCCGTATAGCACCTCGTCAATATCATCATTAGCCCACGCTCGCCCGCATTCCTTCTGCTTGTCGTTTCCGTTGCTGTTAAATTCAAGTACCACATTCTTCATTGCTACTTAATAATTATCCCTGTTACTTGGAAATTGTTAAAGTCTTTACCGTCTTTCCCCGTGATTTCCTGTTTTTCGCACCAATTATGCTTATTAATTAGCACGAATTTGGTCATTGCGGCGTTCAATCGGTCTGCTGTACCGAATTTTTGTAATTTAAGTTCCTGAATTTTGTTTGCTTTCTGTAATAGCTTGAAAAACGAAGGAAATTTACTTCTTAAATATGTTACTATTTCTGGATACAAATCTTTTTCAATTATCAAAAACTCTTCATAAAATATATTTCCCTTGTCATTGCCTTCACTATCCTTCTCTTTTAGCCATTCAATAAGTTCGTTGCCTAATTGCAATGCTCTTTCTTCTGTCCACTTTTCAGAAGGCTGGTATTCTGGTGAGAATAATTTACCATTAAGTCTTTTTATTTTATTATTATTTTTGCTTTCTGTTTTCATATCATTTTGTTTTAAATGTTATTAATCCACTCCGTGTGGAAGTCGTAAAGACTTTTGTTTTGAGTGAATGAATATTGTTCAATTCGTGAGTTATTGGATAGGTTACCACTACCCTCAATTACATAGTGTTTGTTGTCTTCTGTTTTTGCGCAAATTATCTTAGTGTGGTTATTCTCTATTTTAATTTTGAAAGTATTGCTCTCGTATTGCTTCATTAGGTTGTATGCGTCAGGGCACAGTTTGGGAAATCCGTCATTAACTAATAGCGTTATGTTAGTGATGAGTTTATTATCTTTCAAATTCTTTAATTCCTGAATAACTTTTTTGCCAATGCGATAAAACGCAATGGTTAGGTCTGTTATTTTGTTTTATGAAGTAATAATAAAATAAAATCAAACGAGTTAATATTCTTTCGAGTGACAATTCTGTAATCTTCATTATCGTTAGGAATGCCTGCTATTTGATTGATTTTACTTATTGCTTGAAAAAAAACAGTTTGATTTGACAAAACAATACTACCTGCTTTAAAGTTTGAGTTTTCAGTAACAAACTTATCAGCAAGTATTGATTTTGATTTTCTGTTTTGTCGTATTGGTTTAAGCATATATAATTTAACAGTGTTTTTTGTATATAATTTTCTTGAAAAATTGTATTTTGCTATTTCTGTATTTGATTTTCAATAATTTTCTGAAACTCCTCAAAGGTATAGCACACGGCGTAAGTATGCCCTAATGTGGTTACTTTCTTCTGAAACTCTTTTTGGTTGTCGGTTTGGCGATTTCCCTTTACTTTCATCTCGATATACAGGCTCTTCCCTTGTGGAAGTAACACAACTAAATCAGCTACCCCTGCTAATACACCTTCTGATTTTAAGCGTTGTGCCTCACGCACATTGCGACTTCCCCCGTTAGGTACAGCATATATAACGAGGTTTGGATATTGGTATCTGAACCAACGCACACAGGAGGCTTGCTGTGTACTTTCTTGAAGTTTCATAATTATTCAAAATTCGTAGTGCAAAGGTATAAAACATATTAAACAATTCCTAATATTTTTTGATATAATTATTTGGTAATCAGACACTTATTTGTATTTTAAGCTAAATAAAAATACTTGCAAAAATTCAAACGTTTGAATATCAAAACGCTCAAAAACAAAAAAGACGAGCAAATGCCCGTCTTGTTGGTAAAAAATATTTTGTTATATTTATAACATCTCTATTTTTCTGAGTTTTTCGATGTAGAAATCACGAAGATTTGTAAATTCTTGTTCACTGAATTTAGCCCCTCTTAGGTTCATTCTCTTGTGTGTGGTAGTCGATTTGCTTTTGCCTATCGCTATCGCCACCTTGCTATCGGATAACTCCAATTGCTGAATGATGTATATTACTTTGTCGTGTGCTGTCATAACTACTCTTGTGTTATCATATTAGTTTTATACCATTCCCACGCTTCATCTAAGAATTGTGTTTCAGAAATAACAGGGGCTAATTCCCCTCCTGTTACCTTTACGTTATTCTGAATTATTATGAGCTTGAATTTCTCATATTCATTGAATACATATAACTTCTGAGGCTTATCCTTTAATTCTCTGTTAAGAACTATCTGCTGTGTACGCTCTCTAATTACCAATATCAGAGATAAGTAGAGGGGTGAGTAGATAAAGTGAAATTTATTAGGTAAAAGCTCAGGCTCTGGTTGTAATGCCAATAAGAATTTTGGCATTTTGAATTCAAAAAGTTTGTTTTTGTCCATATTATTTTGTATTTTTGCCCCTCATTTCTAAGGGTGTTTAAATCGTTAGAATTGTTTTTAATTTTACAAGTAAGCCCCTAATGTAGTGTTAGGGGCTTTTAATTTATCTAATAAAGCGATACTTAGGCAAGAAATTGCGACTGCCCCCTACTTTGAATTTACAAATCATTTCGCCATAATAGTTAATAGGTTCATCAAGGCTAATTGTGGTAACATTGCGCCCATTGTCATCGTATTGGTGCGCACTGTAACCTACTGACATATTGGGTAATCGCCATACCCCCCAATTCATAGAGTTAAGGTATTTCAATATCCTTCTGATATTATCTATATTAGCCTCGAATACTTTACCTTCTTTAATTTCATTTTCGAGAGTGCGAAAATCAGCTTCTAAATCTTGCCCTTCTTTCTCATTCTGAATTTTCTTTGCTTCGTGTTTTCTCTTGCAGAAATTGCAGAATTTAGTGTACGCTTCATTCAAATTTTCGTTGGTAATTTCACCCTCTACATCAATGAATGTTACAAAGTATGGTCTTTCGGTGAATTTTTGTACCTCTACCTTTTCATAAGGCACTTCATTAACTTGTGGGTAACCTTGCTCTTTCTTTTTGAAAGAAACATTACCTGCTACAATGTAGGTGTAGCACTTTGTGGTGTAAAATTCTAATTTCATCGTTCTAAATGTTTTAAATGTTAATACTTATTTTAAATTTACAAATTCGGTTGCACTCTCTAAGGTGAACTTCTTAGAGTAGTACTCTTTAGAATACTTTTTATTTGCTTTCACAAAAGCGTAATAATCTTTCAAAAGTTTTTTGCTTGATTTCACAAAATCTAATACTTCTTGGCTTGCTTCTTTGTTAGCGTTCAATTTTGCTTTACTTGCTTCTGCTTTGGCTTCTGCTCTTCTTTCTCTTACTTCTAATTCTGCTTGTAACTTAGCAACGTATTCAGCATTCTTCTGTAATTCGTAAGCTATTACCCACATTTGTTTTTCAGTGAAAAAATCTTTAAGATTGCTTGTTAAGATTTTGAATGCCAAAGAATCATTAGATACATAATCAATTAACTTTCTTCTGCTGTAAGCTGCTGCTTGACGGCTACTTTCTTCTACGAAATCACCTATTGAGCTGACAGTTGATACACTTGGGTTGATGTAAGATACTTGGTTGTAGATGTCTTTAATTGTAATTGTAACTTTCATTTTCTTTGAGTTTTTAATGTTAATAATTGTTCTTGCTTTAATTTTACGGTACAAAGATATGGCAACTTTTTTGATTGTACAACTTTTTTGCGTACTTTTTTACATTTATTTTGTTATATCTGTAACAAAAGCATATAACTGCTATATAATCAATGTTTTACACATAATATTTTTTTGCAAAAAAAAGAGACAAAGAATGAAAAAATGTCTTTGCCTCTCGTTTTTGTTGTTAATCTGTATCTATTATTATGCCTATTACTAACGTAATTAATGGTAGCCAAATTAAAATTAGTCCACCTCTTGGAGTGCTCCCCCATTCTCTGAAATCAAATTCTGCTGAAATAAAAGCGAACATCAGATACAGTAATACGAATATTACTATGGGTGCTATTATGCACGCTAATACTTTGTTCTTCTTATTCTTCATTAGTCAAATCGTTTAATGTTATTACCAAATTCCTTATGTACTTCAATTAGCTTCATCACCAGCCCTTCACGTGCTTTCTCGTACTTCTTCGCAAAATGGCTAAATGTGTGCCCCTCCTTAATATCCAAGTGGTAGAATGCGCATTGTGTACCGATGTTAATATCCTTGAATGTTATCTTGTAGCCCTTCGCTCTGAACCAAGCAAAAACTTGCTCCCAAGTAGGGAGTGATACACACTCATTGGTTATTCTGGTCAGTTTGCTGTTGTTTATTACACGATGTATTCCAAGATTATTGGTGTAGCACTGAATATAACCATCATCTTCTCTTATAAAAGCGTGGCAAGGCTCATCAAATCCTATTTCTTTAAGTTCTTTGGCTATCTCTGATGTGACGAGCCAAGTAGGGTAGTTGTTATTATTCATCTTTGATAAATTTACCGTTAATAATTTTGCCTTTTCTGTTTTTGATTTCGTTGTAAGCGATGTTTAGGCACTCTTCAAGGGTGGTGTTATACAAGTCAGCCAAAGTGTACAAACAATCAAAAATCAACGATATATAAAAGCTTATACTATCACTTATTCTTATTTTATAAATACAAGCACTTCTCATTAATGCTGATAAAGTTTCATTGAGTGTAAGTGATGTAGGTATTACTTTTGCATACTCATCCCAAATTGTCTTTTTGTACTTGCCAAAAAAAGATAACGCATCTCCATCTATCATATAGCAATAGTTAATGAGAGTTATTATCACATCGCCAATAGCGTCCTGTATGGCGGGTTTGTCATCGTCATAACAGGCTTTGATAAGTTCGCCAACCTCCTCGTGGGTTTTGAGGAGTTGGTTAAATGGGGTACTTTTGTCAAATATGCCTCTTTCTTTTGCCCACTCTTGGATAAGTGGAACAAGTTCTTGGATTGTTTTCATTGTTTAATCTTCTTCTTTATAATTTAACAATTCGGGGTTTTCATCTTGGTTTCCAATAACTCTTGCACCTTGCAAACACGAACGCCAAGCCTCTTCGTGAAGATTGTAATACCCATTGATGTTGCCTACATCTTTGGCATCGATACGGCAGAATGCCATACATTCCTCTCGGTACACAATAAGGCTGTAACCTCCATAATCGTGGGCAAGAATGTCGCCCTCATAGATTTCAGTGCCATTTTTATCGTGTTGCCCTGTAAATTGACCTAATGTATCCTTTTGAATATCCAATACACTTACATTATAATTGTTTTGAAATAGGAATTCAGGATTATTAGGGTCATCTCCTATTTTTGCGCTTATAAAATGTGATATAGAAGGTTCATTGTATTCAGGGTCTACATATATACCTGTTACATAATCCCCATATACCCACTCACTACCCATCGCAGGGTGTAATTTTGCTCTAAATTTGATTGTTCTCATTTTTTTTAATCTTTTTTTACTTATTAATTCTTCTCTCATTCCCATACAGTAGGAGTGGTAATTGATGTTGGACTCTCTCGTTAGTACATAATCGTACCATTGCATTATCTTGCCCTTCGGCTTGTCGTTCTTCATATCGAAGTATATATCCTCGATGTTAAAGAAGTAATCCGATAGGCATATAACCCCTATACCTACATCGTAATTGTCAAATTCAAATTGTAGGTCTTGTTTGTCACAAAACTCCTTGATAAGGTTACGTGCAGCGTACTCGAATAACTCTACTGCTTCTCTTTCTTTTGATAATTGTTTTTTCATTGTTCTGTAATATTTATGCTTTCAGAAATGTTTTCTGTGAGCTTGTTAGAGATGAGTTTTATTATCTCTAATGAAAGTTCTGTATCTACATTTAATGTAAACTCTTCTCTGAGGTCATTTGTGAATGTTACACTCCCCTCGTATCTGTCTTTTTGTTTTTCGGATTCTTTTTCCCAAGAATAACCACGTTCAAATTCTAATGAAAATTTTCTTAGTTTAAAATCCTTATTGCTGTTTTTAGTCATTGTTTATTATTTTTAATCGTTTTACTATTAATTCTACTATATCCACGGTTACGGCGTTGCCTATGAGCTTGTAGCGTTGGGTTTTGGCAATAGGCTTTATCGTGCCGTCGTAATTGCCATATTGTGTCCAATTCTCAGGAAATCCTTGAAGGCGTTCGCATTCTATTTCTGTTAAGTATCTTATCTTATTATCTTTAGTTTTTATAAAGCTACCTGTAGAAGTGCTATTTTTATAACCTCTTAATATTGTTCGTGAATAGTCGTATATGTTCCTTGTCTTTTTAAAACTGTCTTTTGCAATTTCTCTGATAGGGAATACTCCTTGCTCACTTCGTCCTGCAAGATGTCCGACAAGGTAAATCCGCTCTCGATTTTGGGGTAATAGCCAGCTTGTGTTAAGCAATTGCCATTCAAGTCTATAACCCCCAATTTTGGCAAACGCTTGGAGAATTGCCCAAAAGTCTGCGCGAGCGTTTGAGCTGAAAGCGCCTTTAACATTCTCCCAGATAAATACACTTGGTCTGATGTCAGCAATGAGGGCAATTGCGTACTCGATAAGGCTACTTTTTGCACCTGCGAGTCCGGCACGTTTCCCAGCAAGGCTGAAATCTTGGCAAGGCGAACCGAAAGTGATAATGTCAATTCCTGTAAAGTATCCTCCGTGAAGAGTGGTAATATCTCCGATGTATTTTGCATTTGGAAAATTGTGTTTATAGTTTGCGATTGCGTGTTTATCTATTTCACTAAAATAATGCTCTGTAAATTGGTAACCTGCACGCTGAAATCCGAGCGAAAAGCCTCCTATACCGCTGAATAGGTCTATTATTTTCATTGTTTTTTAGGTATTAATAATTCTGAAAGCTCCTTGCCCTGCGTAATGAGGTAGTCGTAGAAGAATTTCAAAGTATCTTCCTTCTTAAACCTCTTTAATTTTCCGTCAGGGTCATTGGTGCTGTTTTGAAAATGCTCTATCAATGCCCTAATAGCACTATATTCCTGCTTATCCTTTGCCTTATTTTGCTCTTGTCGAAGTCGCTTCTCGGTTTCTGCTCGCATTAGTTGCTTATCCTTTTCGGTAAGTGTAGCAAAATAGGGCTGTAATATACCTCGCTGATAGAGTGCGTCGTATATAGGCACGGATATTATTGGCAACTTCTTTGTTTCCTTATATTCCTCAAAATGATTGATAAGCCAACTTAGCGATGAGGCTTCTCTCTCTTCTTCTGTCATCGTATTTTGTTTTTCGGGTAATTGTGAAATGTTAATGTTATGCACTCGCTGTGTGTCTTGCAACCACTCTCGGTATCTTCCCAAAACCTTGCAGACGTATGACACGTCAAAAAACTGATAGTGGTCGGTTACGTCGCCAAATTCCCCACTTCTATCCATCTGAAAGGCTTTGTATATCTCCTGAAAAGAAAGTCCTGAAAAACGGCTAAAAACAGTATTCCAAATTTCCTGCTTCTGAATAGGGTCTATTTCTCCTTTGAGTCCCGCAAGAGTAGCAATGCGAGCAAATAGATAACCGAATGCTTCTTGTATCCTTACTTCCTCACGGTTGTATTCTCTAATTCTCAGGTATTGGTGCCCTGTTTTAGCCATTGCTAATGGTGTGAGTACCCCAGCCTTGACTATTGTTTCTAATATTTTCAGCGGTTTGTCTTCCTGCAAAATAAGGAGATTTTCTGACTGTGGACTGTTGTCCGTACGGCTCAGCGTTTGTAATGAATTTTCCATTTTCGTCTAAGATGATTTGATTGTTAGCGGTCTGTTGAGGTATTTGGTCTGCTTGTAGCCAACTCGCCTCAAAGCCTCTCCATTGCTTCTGCACTACCCTTTCAAGGATAGCATTCTTGTCTTGCCCTGTTTTTCGCACTTGCTCAATGAATGTTTTAAAGGCAATTTCGCTGTTTATGGCTTTCTTCGCCTTGCGTATCTTTAACCACTCATCTACAAGCTCGGGGGCAAAACCTTCCGCAAGCATTGCCTTTCTAAAATTGAAAGGAGGGGGGGCGGGCGCAACTTGGGGGGAGGTTTCTTTTTTAGCTTTTAAAGGCTCTTCTTTTTTTTCTCCCTCGTCAAAATCGACACACGCGCTTTTTTGTTTCTTTTTTAGAAAAAAAGAAATATTATCAATATCAATATCAATATCAATAGGGTTATCTTCGGTTATGTTGGGTAATGTTGGGTTATCTTCGGTTATCTTTGGGTTATCTTTTTTTGCATAGTAAGGATTTGATTTTCCCTTTACAAAATTAGGATTACCTCCCTTCTTCCCGTTCTCCGTGTTAGCCTCTACTTTCTTCTGATATGAATCTATGTAATAATCTAAATCTAATTTTATAAATTCAAAAGCCATATCAACCTTATCGTCTGTTGAGCCTGCATTTGCCCCGTTCTCCACATATTCGAATAACATCTTGAATAAAACGCCTGCCTGCTTGTCGGACAATTTGTTAATTACACTTTTGTATTTAGTTTTTAGAATAAAAGTATCTTTCATAGTTGTTGCTTTTATTGATTATTATCTATTTCATCTTTTATAAGAATGAAAATAGCTCTTGCCGTTGGTTTGAGCGTGTCTGTACAGCCCTGCATACTCTTGTGGGTTGATGTTGTGTAAATTCTCAAAGTTCGTAACCGTTACCTTATCAAGGTCAAAACCGAACTTATTCGCTTCTCTTTTAGTTTGTGCTACCACTACCAAAGGGGCAAGTATAAGCACTGGTTTGTTTGTGTAGCGAACGATTTGGCTCGCCGTTTCAAGTTCCATTACTGTCTTTCCCAATCCGCAATCAGCAAATACAGCGTGTTTGCCTTTCATAATGTTTTTAGCAACAATATGCTTCTGAAAGGGGAACAGTTTAGGGTTCATCGGTAGTGGAGTAAATCCTTTATGCTCCTTTGCCTTTTGCTTTTGTTGCAAAAATTTCTGATACTCATTCATTTTGATTTGAAATTAGAGATTTGAATTAGATTGCCGCGCGCTCAATCTCCTTCAAATCTGTTTGTTAAATTTAGCCCCCGCTCACGGCTCGAACGTGAGTGCTTGCCTATCGGGGTGCACGATGGAAAAATTACAACTATTTTATTCCTAAACTTGTGATGAATTGCCTGCCCTTCTCTGTCCACACCATAGATTGAGATGTTTTAGGCTCTCCCGTCTTGGTGTCAAAGTAAGGCGTTATACGCATATCTGTATATCCTTTGTCTTGATATCGGTGCGTTAAGAACCATTGACCGCTTTGAAAAAATTGAATTTTCATATCTTTGAGTTTTTGGTTCAACGCCTGAGCACTCATTCCTAAATCTTTCGCTATCTGTGTGGTGGTGAATGTGCTTGTGCTTTGTAATACCTCATCCGTATATTGAGCCTTTGGAACGAGGTACTTTATTTTTTCCTCTTGTAGTTCCACCTTGCTTTCAAGCATTTGTATATTCTGCTTGCTTGCTTCCAATCTCTTTTGCAGAATATTCATAGCGTTATAAATAGCCTCGTCCTCGTTGGATATAGTTGCTACTCCATTTCTTAGGAGTTCTTCTATCTTTTCATCTACCCAAATAGCAAAATCGGGGCTTAATTTCTGTACCACTCGCAAGGCTACCTTTTGGTGCGCCCAAGTGCCATTGGTTCCAGCTATACCCCCTCGCTTAACTATCAGTAAATCAGCCAAACTATAATTTTTTAGTTTGCTAAGTCTTTCTATATACTCTTGAATTTCAAGGCTGTTTACTATCGTTGTTAAATTCTTCTCAGGAAAAGCTTTTGCCACGTCTGTAAGATTTACCATTACATCACCATTTCCAAGTTGGAAAGTGATGTTATTCCCATTGTAGTTATAAACTTGATTATTCATTTTTTAATAATATTTTCCTTGTAAGTTATTCACTTGCTTTTCTATCTCATTAAGGTACGCTAAATCATCAGGCGTTGGTAGGTATATACCCGCTTCCTTGCTGGCGTAATCTCTGAAATTATCAATGGCGGTTGTCATTTCTTTCGTGTCCAAACTCGCTGTACTTCGCCACGCTTCACGTATCTCGCCTGTTTTGTGGTTAGCGTATTCAGTTCTGAATATCTGAGGGTTTACAATCTTCTTGAACATCTCTTGCTTCACGTATTCGGGAGTCTCGCCATATTCAAGAGCGAACCACGCAAAGAGGAGGTGAATGTAATTATTCTGTGAGTAGGTGCGTTTAGGCTTCTTTTCAGTGATTTCAAAAGTCTTCTTCTTCTCGATGAGAAATGCTAAACGCTCCTTTGCTCTTTGTATATCAAACTCGTTGCTTGCGTTGAAAATCATAGTTTATTGTTATTCATCAGCTTTTTCATTATAATTCGCAAACTGCCACCCTTGCGACATAAGTAGCTTTATATTTTCCTTTGACAAATAATTATCATACTTTCTTGTATAACTATCACCATAACCTCCTCCTGTAAATGTGTTTTGTTGTAGATATGGTTTTATTTTATCAATTTTATCTGGTGTATTGCGCCATTCGCTTGACCTTTTATCATCTGTCGAGTCTTGTTCTACATAATGAAATATAACATCGTTAGTGTAGTCATAATATACTACTTTGAGGAATATTGTATTTTTGTATCTTTCCTTATTATACTCAACATATTCATTCGTACCTTCTCTATCTTTCAACTCAACATAGACTTGAGATATATAAGTACCTTTATCGTTTTGATATAGAACAAAATGCTTATCGTTATCCACAATGAATTTCATAAGTGTTGTAGTTTTTACACCTAATTCCTTAGCAAGACTACTGATATAAGGTTTTTTGTTAAAAGCAACTTTGTACAAATCAAAGCGCTCTTTTACTTCTTTTAAATCTAATTTTTTCATTTTGTCTTTATTTTGAAAGCAAGGCAGGACTCGAACCTGCTACTATCCCGATTGATACTTGCTTTTTGTTGTGTTAATTACCTAATATTAACGGTACTCCACTATTAATTCCTTTGATTTTTCATACACAACCTCACCATCTTCAGTTACTTTACTAATGTAAAATGCCTGTCCTTGCACACTGTCAGGTTCTTCATCTTCAAGATAGTCAAATGGACTTTCTTCAAAAATATCCATTGCTTCTTCATAGCTTTCTGCTTCTACAATAGCCGTGTACTTACTTTCTTCCACGTGGCTAAATTTAATTACATACTTTTTCATTTTTTATTTATTTTAAATTGTTTTCTAAAAAGGCATTCCGTCATCTTCTTGTGCGGGTGCTTGTCCCATATTGTTAAACATTTGCCCCTGCTGATATTGCGGTTGCTCTTGTTGTGGTGGGTGTGCTTGCGCTTGTTGAGGTGGAGCATATTGAGGTTGTTGTGGATAACCTTGTGAGGCTTGCTGGTACTGTTGTGTAGGTTGCTGGTATTGAGGTTGCGCTACATTCGTGGTTTGAATGAGTTCAATCTTCCAACCTACAACCGTATTGAAGTACTTAATTTCTCCTTGTGGACTTGTCCATTCACGTCCTTGCAAGTTAAAGTGTACATTTACCCTCTGCCCTACTTGTAAGGTGTCCAACAAAGCGCACTTGCTCTGTGTGAACTGAATGATAATATCATTAGGGTATTGCTCCTCCGTTGTGATAACTAAATCACGCTTCTGAAAACCATTCTCGCCAACTGTTTCAGTGGCGAATATTGTTTTAATTCGTCCTTGTATTTCCATTATTTTACTTGTTGTTTTAATTTGTTTCTTAGTAGCTGATAGTCTTTTCGTAACTGCTTATATTGCTTTTCTACTCGTTTTAATCGTAGATATTCTTCATACAGTCTTAAAAAATCTAAGTTTTTATCTACAATAGGAGGAAAATAGAATCGATACTCTTTTACTTCTACAATTTCAAAGCGAAACCCACTTATAGGCATAAAATCATCATCAGCTCCTTCTATATATGAGTATGTTTTTTGCTTAGCTGCGCTTATTGTCTTTGCTATAACAAAAAGTTTAGTGCTATATCCTTCATATATGTTGTTAGGAACTGATGTGCCTAACAAAGAAACTTCATATAGTTTATTACTTTTTTCTTTTTTCATTATTTTATTATTTTATTGATTTATTTCATTAAATATTTTTTTGTCAGTAATGAGTTCTCGGTTGCTCTCCAAAAACTCAATAAACTGCTCGCACACTTCCTTTAATCTGGGTATATCTAACTTAGGCATATAAGCGTAAGTCTCTTTATACACCCCCTTAAAATCAGTAACCAAATACTCAAAATCGGTTATATCAATACCTTGCTGGTTTAAGCAGTAAGGATATACAATGTGTTGCCAGTTATTGCGATACTTAAAGGCATTATATTTGCCCGTTGTTTTTAAATCTACCACCTTAAAGGGTAACAAGTAGTCTAAATATCCGTACAAAAAGACTTCACCATATTGAGTGCTAATAGTTCCTTCTACTCGGTATTGAGTAAGCGCATTTTCTTCTTTCAAAGGAGTTGCTATACTCTTAGCAAGTTCCTTTGAAAAAGCGAACTGCCTGCCATTGATTATTGCCATTATTACCTCACCCTTGCTGTGAATATCTATCTTGGTGCTCTTGCGCCCCTCAACTATGCAATCTATCACCTCATTGAAGGCAGTACCCTTGTCTGCAACTTCACTCTCGAATGGCACTCGATTAATGCGGTTAATGAGTTCTTGAAAGGCTTGACGCTCGTACTCTTCCTCTGTCAGCGTTGGGGCTTCTGATGAGCCCCAAAACTGCTGATAGATTACCGATGAATTAAGATAGTTCGTAAAACTATCCAACAACGTAGGATATATGTTATACTGCTTCATACTGCTTGCTTTCTTTGTTGAATTTCGCATTCAAAGTCGCCGCTTTCTCATTGAGTTTGCGACCCGCCACTATCTTAGAGTTGCCAATATGTTGCCACTCCTGTATTCGTTGAGCAGTTTCATTAAGGCTGTCTATATCTGTGATAACCGCTATATTGTCGTCAATCTCTTTAATGAGCTTTTGGTATGCTTCATTAGCCTTGCGGTGTTGTTCTAACCTCGCATTATACGCCTCAATTACGTGCGTTGTGAAGAAGTCATTAGGAGCGGTAGGGTTACCCTGTTCATCAATAATGGTAGGTATCTTAAAGAGCGGAGGCAAATTGCACGAGTTCTTACCGTCATTACGTGAGGTAGGGTCAAAGGTGATAGTACGCTCACGCCCTTGCGCTTCTACATACCCTACAAGGTCTAACTCTGTCACAAGGTTGTCATAGTTTGTGCCTCCGAATTGAGGAATGTAGCGAGTGTCGTCGCCTTCTGTTTTTGTTTCCCTATGAGCGACGAATACCACGTGCTTGTTCATTATGCTAATACGTTTTACAAGTGCTGAAAACATCATTTTTCGCTCTCCAAATCCTTGTAGCGTTAGCATACCATTTGCTTTTCCCATCTTTGGATTATTCTTAATGATATACTCGCCCATAAAGTCTAACATCTTTCCTCCTGTATCAATAACAAAGGTCTCATAAGGAGTTAGATTTTCATTAGCAAGCACGTCCAAGAAGTCCTGATAAGAGCGTATCTGTACAGTGTCCACATCTTGCAAGTGTGCGAAGTTCACACGGTGTACGCCGTTGTCGAAGTCAAAAAGTAGCGGCTTTGGTGATGATAGTGCAAGGGTAGTCTTCCCTGTACCAGCCTGCCCATATATAAGGGCTTTAATTTTAGTCTGAATTGTAAGCTCATTTGCTTTTTTTATTAAACTCATTCTTCTGTATATTTAATTGTTAATTATTGTTCTTAAAGAAAGTGCCGCGTTGTTGTGATGAATTATGTACAGATTTAAGGATAACACGGCACTATTCTACGTGTATGAATTAATTGGAGATTTTTCTAATCAATTTATTTATCTCATTGAGTTTTGTTTTCAATTCGTTAAAGAACTCATCTTTGCCAACTTCTATAACATTGTACGTGATATCTTCGAAAATCTTAGGTGTAAGAGTTTCTTTTATCTCAATACCGAAGTCATCAACTCTTATTGCTGTTAGAGCTAAAAATCTTCCATTTCTATACTCCTCATACACATTAATATACCAGTTTGTTGAAAAGTATTCTACTCGGTAGCATTTACCTACCTCTAATATTGTTGCTTGTTTTTTCATTGCTCTAAGATTTTAAACTGTTAAGAAACCATAACCGTTGTAATCGGCAAACTCGGGCATTCGCTCTTCTTCTGCTATCTCCTCTCTATATCGCCTTTCTGCTAACATCTCTTGCACTTGCCCTTCAATGTCTAATAGGTCTTCAATCTCTGCCCATTGTTCATCTGTAAACTCAATAGGCAACCATTCACCATTTACCCTTCTGCTACTCTCGCTATAAGTACCTCTTGCGTCAGCATATAGGATAAAATCGTAATAGTTGTCTTTGTAACACAACCCCCATTGCTCATTGTTGCCGTTGGGGTCTGATTGCAATTTCTCAATAATGTTATTGAATATCTCATCTCGCACCCTCGCAGTATCAGGGTGTAGTTCTTGTCCGAGTGCGTCCTCAAACGCCTCTCTTTCAAACGGCACGCACTCATCATAACGCTTGCCGTTCATTGTTACATAGCCACCAATTAGAAGAATTTGGCTATTTTGTTTGGTAGTTTCCATTTTTTGTTGTAATTTTGCCATCGTTAAAAAATTATTAAATTAATATTTAGTTAAGGCGACGCTGTGGAGTGTCGCTTTATTTGTTTCTCTTCATCTTTCTGAGTATCTTGTTAGGTTCTTTCTCCTTCAAGTCTTCCAACTGTTTTACGCTTATAAGCGACTGCCCGCCCGCAAGGTTCTCGTTCTTCAATACCCCGCTTGTTATCCACGTACGCACAATATAATCTGATACCCCTAAGTACTCAGCCACCTCAGGAACACGTAGCAATCTCTTAGCACGCTTGCTGTCCTCGTAACGCTCAATCGCCATTGCCATTAAGTCTACCGTGTTAGGCACTACACCTTGCATTGCCCACAACTCCTCACGCTCACTTGCGAATAGTGCGTTAATATCATCGTTTATTCTCTCTACTCTACTTAACATATCTTATTCTTCGTTTTTGGTAAATGCTTCTTCTTCTGTCATTTCAAGCACCTCAACCACCTTATCTCTTATCGCTTCTGAGCGGTGATATAAAGGTGTATCATTCATTGAACGCCACTTTACCAACGTCCAATAACTCACATTCAACTTATCCTCCAATGCCCTTGCAATTGTTTTGTTGAGCATTTTTTTTCTCGCTTCTTTTGTTAGTTTCATTTTATTTTGTACTTTTGCCAAGTAAAAAACGCTAAACGCTTTTACTTTTATTTTCACAGGGCAAAGATACAATACATTTGTTAAGTATGCAAATTTTTAAGTAACTTTTTACTATAAAAAAGTAAAGTATTTTATAAGTAATTGATTTTCAAATAAATATTTTAGAGAGGAATGGGGCTATATTTTAGAAAAGAAGATATTTTTTTCTTAGACGAAGTATTGAAACAGCTTATTGAAGTAGATAATAAAGGTGATAGGGGGTTGTGTGCTATCGATGAGCCTATATGCTCTTTGTTAAAAATAGACAAATCGTTAAACGATTTGCAACAGATAGAAAAGCCATTTATATATTATATACATATATTTAAAGCATATAAAGTTGCTAATGTAGAATATAACGATGACGATTTTTATCATTTCCTAACGGCTAATGAAAAAACCCGCTCATTCTATCAAAATGGCGGGTTCAAAAAACTATATAACACAATACTAAATGAAGAAAATATAAATCATCAACAAGCGTTACTTGTCGAAAAACAAATTAAAGAGATAAATCGCAACAAATATTTATCTGTAATAGCGATTGTTGTTTCATTAATCAGCTTAATAGTGTCGCTCCTTAAATCTTAGGTATTTTTTTGCAGGCACATAAAACATTCCGTTTTTCCTTAGCAAGTTCAATTCCTTTGTGTCTTTCTAAGAACCCTACAAGCTCTTTGAAATCATCTTTGTTTTCAGCATATTTGCACGCATATATAATTCTACTTTCCAACGAAGTGATGTAATTCTTTACATCATCAACATTAGGCACATACATTTTGCTTAACTCAATCTTTACATTCACATTTATTGTATGGCGCAATAAGAGCCATACAATCACAAGCAACAATAGGATAATAACAATATCACTCATAACGTTTAATCTTTAAATTTTTGCAAAGATATGAAGGATAATTCAGATACACAACAAAAGTTAAGTGAAATTCCTGAAATTAATCAACGCTTCATTGAAGTAATGAAGTATAAAGGATATTCAGGATACAAACTTGCACAAGAAATTGACGGTCTTTCAGAAGCAAAAATAACACATATACGTTCGGGAAGAAATAAAGTGAGCTCTGAAATATTAAAACTTATAACTAACAAGTTCCCCGATATTAATCCCATTTGGTTGCTCACAGGAAAAGAAACTATGATAAAGGGTGAAACTCCTCCTGAAAAAACAATAACATCATCAGTCCCAATAATCGCCAATGAAGTAATCAATTACAGTGAAAAAGGTGTACCTTATTACAATGTCGATTTTACCAACGGTTTTATAGGTGTGGTAGGGTTTGAAAATATCAAACCCGATTATTACATTAACTATCCCCCTGCCAATAATTGCGATTTTTGGATTAACGCCACCGGTCGCTCAATGGAAAATATGATAAATCACGGCGATATAGTAGCCGTCAAAGAAGTAGATTTATCTTGGTTTCCTCTCGGCGAAATATACGCTATTGTAACGTCTAACGGCTATCGCCTCATCAAGCGCATTACTGAGTCTCAAAACAAGAAATGTTATCGTCTTGTGTCTGAAAATCCCGATAAAGACAACTATCCCGACCAAGATATACCAAAACAATATATCACTCGTCTGTTTAAAGTGATAATTGCAAGTAAAATAATTAGTTAGTTAAATTTAAATATTATGAGTTTCTTAAACAATCTCTTTAAGGGCTTTGTTCGCTCATCTGTCAATCAGGTAGGACGTGATGGTGGTCGTGTGATTAGCAATAAACTATATGGTGACGCTCATTCCACACCTATAAGAGTAGCACAGTCACCATCTGTTATAAAAACAATTACACAACAGTGCGAACCTCAAAATACTGATAACTCCCCTTATAGTTTTCTATCAATGGCCTTTGCTGACAATCTCATATTGAGAATTGTTGCCTACTTGCTTCTTTGTACGTTGCCTTTCTTGGGTTCTCTTTACACGCTGTTAAGAGGAATCGAATACACGAAGAAGAAACAAATGGAAGTGTACGGCACAGAAACTATAGGTATAGGCAAAGCTGACCGTCGATTTAATTCAGGCGTGAGGGTAACACACTATAAAAAGAGAACCGTAATAACAGGCTATGCCCCTGCCGATTATGCACACTTGAAATACTATAAAACCAAAGGAACTATATATAAAGTTATTGGTTGGACATACCTTATTACACAAATTATCATAGCAATAATAATGATAGTAGATTAATTAGAATATTAATATATCAAAATAGACACTAATGAAAAAAATATCTCTATTAGCAATTGCTACTATATCAGTAGCATTCTTCACTTGTACCAAAGACAATAATGATGGTGCTTATAAAGAGTGGAAAAAGAAAAGTCAATCTGAGCAAGAGTGGATTTGTGGAAAATATAATGGATATACACTCTATACAGGGCCACGCGGAGGCTGTTATTATAAAAAACTTAACAGCGATTTTAAAGAAGAAATAGTATATGTAGATAGGAAACATTGCAGTAAATGCCTTGATTAGAATATGTAGAATAATAACAAAAAAAGAGCCTCGCACTTACACGGGGCTCTTTTTTAACAACTAAAAATAATTATTTATGAAAACACTTCCACATTCTCCAACCTATTACACCCGCCAGCAGTACCAACAATAGCCATACCCACCAGCTAACAATTCCTTTCACATCTTTTGTTTTCTGAGAAAAAGCCGTTGTGCTTTCTGTATTACGTAATTCATTATTAGTTGTGCTTATAGTGCTTGTAAGGGTAGTATTCGCCACTATTTGGCTATTGGATAGGCTACTTTTAGTCGTAATCTTCACCTTTCCACCTCTTACCCTTATAGTTTCATTATTGCCGTCACGAATGCGAGTATATGTAAGCTCCTTGCTGTTACCCACGCTATCCTTATCGCTCTCTACTGTTACCTCGTACTCTTGCGAGGCGTGTGTATCGAGTTGCAAGGTTTGTTCGTTTTGCTGAAAAAGAGCTGTACTATCCTTGTACTTTATAATACGCTCTTTTTTGACTTGCTTTTGCTCGGTATTGGTTACCTTACGGGTCCTGCAACCTAATAGACCAAGCAATACCAGCGCCAATCCGATAACTCCGAAAGCTCTTAGTATTCTTATGTAATTATGCTTTCTCATAACTTTCAATCATTTTAATTACTTTCTTCAAACTATCAGCATAGTTGGTAGCGGTAGCATATCCTGCTTTTGCTACCTCCTCAGCAAACTTGTAAGGGTCGCTTCTTACTAACAATGCCTTAGCATATCGTTTGTTTTTGAAAAAGAATTGCGCGTGGTCTGTAAAACATTCTTCGGGCGTGTCGTACTTTCTGAACCAGTCTTTGACTTCATACTTGTACTTACCACTCCATAATTGATATATAGACATCACTTGGGGGAACTTATATCCTAAGTTTGGAGCATTAAGTATTTCAGTAGTGTTTAACAATTGCTTTTTGTTAGCAGGCGTGTCCTTGCCTGCTTTTACTCCAAAAAACATATTGCCTGGCACGCTCTTAGCCCAACCAGTTTCCAATGCTGCTTGCGCCAAAATGAAGAGGTGTGATATACCCGTTTTGCGTTCTGTTTCAATAGCAAAAGGTTTGTATTGCTTTATAAATTCTTTTGGTGTCATTGTTGGTCGCCTTCTGTTTTGTCGTTATTGTTTAATTCTTCAGGAATAATACCACTGTTTACCTTTTCGTAAAACTCCCTCAACTTTCCACTTTTTTCATAGTTGTATAAGGTTCTCATAAAAAACTCAGGAGGAAATTTACCTTTTGAAAGCACGAAAACATTCTTTACAATATCCTTAACAGGATATAATAAAGATATCATTTGTATAGTAATTTCAAACGCATTCCCCCACCCCGACCTGCTCAATGGTATATTTAAAAGTGATAAAGATATAAAGGCTATTGCAATAAGCAACATCTTAGTAATTGTCCCTTTAAAGAGGTCTACAAAATCAAAATCTCCCTTCTTAAAGTGATACCAAGCACCAGCTAACATATCAAGGAGTAACAAAACCCCTATGCTCGCATAAAATATAGCATTTTGTTCTCTATCAGTCGAAAAATAAGCATACAACAACAGCAACGGAATGCTCTTAAAGAAAGCAACAAAAAAGTAATACACCCTATCTCTTAGATGTATCTTATCGTCAAAGTAGAAGAGCAAAACCAACGGCGTTGCCCATATCGCTATCTTTATCTTGGCTTTGAGTAGCCACTTCATAAACTTATCCATTAGCTTCCTTGTTTATCCATTTCACAATAGGGTAAGGCGTAATACTTGCTACTATATCCCACCAATCAATAAAGGTGCGTTTGATGCACTTGTCGTACAACTCTTTTGTAAGCCCCGCCAATAATACAGCGGCTAACGCTAAAACGAAAGCAGTACCCACACTCCAAAATTTAAAAAACAGTACAAAAAATAGCACTAACATACAATTGCCTACCTTTGAATGTAGCAATTTGTCCTTACCTATTAAGTTTCGTTTAAAATTATTCATATATTATTCATCAATCGAAATATGCCAATCAGTTACAAAACTTCCCCTCTCCACTTTTACAGTCGAGTAGTAGATATCACCACTCACATTGTTAAATTCAATAAAACCATTAGGAGTTCCTTCCCCTAAACACATTCCTTTTGAGTTGTAAATAGTGTATCTGTGCCATTTATTATCACTAATTAACACACCATTGTTAGAATGTTCTGTAAACGGTCCTATACCATTTGGGTTTTTATTCATAGTAGCGTAATTCCCAAACTTTCCTGTTCCGTTAGTCTTTGCCCAAAATGATATAGTCACAGGCTCACCTATAATATCTGGCATATTAGCCTTAATCCCTTGCCAATCACCATTAATTTTTCTTACTACATTCCCATTAAATCTTTCATCTATAGGTTCACCAGCATTCCTACTCCAACTAAAATCCATATAATAAGGCTGTCCGTTCACAATGAAATCTTTCGTGCCTTTAAGTATGTTATATCTTACCAACGCCTTATTCTCAAACTTCTTACTCATCATAAGATAATCACCCTCACCCCACAATGCTACCATTCTCAACTCTTTTACATCGCTCGGCGTTGCAAAAGTTATCCCTATTACATTCCCCGCATAGTCTCGTTGTATAGAACTAACTACTACACCAGCCTCATAGCCTAATATTTCAAACGTGTTGCTCTTTGTCTCCACGATAAGTACATAAGTGCCTTTTGTTAGTGCATTCATAGTGGCAATATTCCCACTATCTGCCTTGTCTATCTTTATCGATAACTCGTGCGCGAATCCTCCGCTGAACTTCTGCGAGCCACTCACTTTAAAAGCATTGTTTAATTCAAATAGAAACCCTCGCTTGCTGGGTAACAGTTGCAAGTGAGTAATTTCTGTCTTGTCAGCGTTCAGTGTTGTATACCTCCTGTCGATGTCCTTGTAAGGTATTACCAGTACTCTATGTTTTAGTCCTTTTTTCGGCTTGTAATCACAATCAAGTGTTATATCCTTTATGTTATCTATACATCTCATATCAATTTCATTCTCATTCTTGGTTTATTAATTCGGTTGTTATCGCCACAGCTACTATTACATCTATATTCTGGGAATAGTGTGGCATTTCTTTCAAGGTACAGTTGGCAGTCTTGCCATAGCAAATCCGCTTGTTGATTGTACATTGTACGCACATCTCTTCTCTCTGCTTGGCTCACTGTGTCTCCGTCTTGATTTTCTTTCACTTTCAGCCCCATAGCTGTATCAATATAGTGCCCCGTGAAAGCATATCGAGCATATGTGAAGTACGCTAATACGGCTTTGAGTCCTGCAAATTCGTACTTTTTGCCCTCAAAGGTATATGTGCCACCATTAAGCAATAAAGTGTAATCCCTCACGGGCGTTTCGCTCGTCAAATCTTGGTAAAATGCCTCACATACAAGTTCTTTCAAGTCAAACATCTGCGCCTCTCTAATAAAGCGGTTGAATTCTTCTTCTTTACGAAATAGTGAAACGCTTAAATACTTGCTACATTCTTGCTTATTAACTAATAACTTCATACTAATTTGCTGATTTCAAAAAGTCCGTTTGCCGATATATTCCTTGCAAATCCGTCGAAAAGCTCCTCGAACATTTCTTGTACATCTTGGCGTTCTTCTTGCATTTGTTCCTGCATAAAGATACGTGCCTCCTTCAAACTTTCCCCCGATGTATTACCTAATTTCCCTTCCACGTAATCAATAAGCACAGGAGGTACATTGCCATATGACTTGCGAATGTTATTAGCTGTCTTCTCATCAGCGTACTTAAAGGTATCGTCCTTGATATTGCTCTCAATAGCTTTTATCAGTACATTATCCTCCAACTTATCGCCCTGCATTTCCGTTTCAAAGTGAAACACACTCTGCTCTGCTTCAACGCCTATGCTCTTTCTTAGTTCATTCCTGAAATCCTCGCGTTTTTCCTCGCTTTCCATTGTTGGAGTAACAATGGCATACGTTCCAAAGAATCCTTTTTTAAACCCGTTGCGGGTAAATACACTCGACAGCCATTCACTTTCGCAATCACGTATTACTACATCAGCCCACGCCAGCGGGTAGGTGTCATTTCTGTCAAGGTTTAAGAAGAATACTTGCCCCTTGTAATTATCCCAACCTCCTGCCTTGGTTACCTGCGCTTCTATCACCTTGGGGCGAGGGTCGTATCGGTCAATTGCAACTAAATTCTTATCTCTATCCTTATAGTCCGTCAATTTATCCCAATCGTTATATACCAGCACCTTACCTCGATAGTCCTCGCTGTCTTTTGCTCCTAATCGGCAATTCTTATAAGGCAATACCTGTACGCTTGTCTTCTCGTAGAATCCGTTGTAATTCACGTGTACGAATACGCCCTTATGTATTGCAATGCTTCTCGCAACCTTTTTCAGCAAGTCGTTAGGGGTTTCCCTTTTATCATTAATAAACAACTCATCTTTTCTAAATCGAACCCCTTGCGACCTTGCCTGCTCTCTTCTTTCAATCTCCAATGCAAAACCACGACCATAGATGAAATCAGCAATCACGCCCGAACAAGCACGAGCGGTTGGTGAACCTGCCACCAACTGCTCAATAATTGTTGGGTAGTCGTTGTTTTGACCATTAGCCAAATACGGGAAGCCTTTATACTTCTCACTATTTGTCTTTCTTTGCTCTTTCGCTAATTCTATTGCCGTTACCTTTGCCATTGTTAATTATCAATTGCTAATTGTTACTTAATGAGTTCTTCCCAATTCTCAGGGTACACTTCGAAGTTCGCAATCCTATTCTTGTTGATTTTGAGATATTTCACCGCAATTTCATCTGTGATGGTGTCGTTATTGAACAACTCACTACTACCGAAGTCCATTGCCAGCGACCCAATTCCTTCACGCAATCTAAATGCACATTTATCATTCGCTAATTTGCCAACTTGTTCATTAGCTAACTCTTCTTGTGTGTTTTGACCTTTTTTTGCCATAATAATATTATTTTTAATTCTTAACTTTTCTTTGCCCTCATTAATGAGTCTATTCCAATACCCCTGTAACTTACTACCACAAGTCGTACAAGGGTCGTTGTCGTCAAACAGGTAAGCATAAAAGGCGATGAACGTATCTTTGTCCTCGCTCACCGCCTTTTCATACCCCCCAATGAGCAACTTATTCAATTTCTCATCTGTAAAAACCATTTCACCAATTTATTTTGCCACTATGCAGCAAGTTTCTTGTCGAATTTCTTCTTAGTGGTTGCGTAGTCGGTTTCAAGCCATTTCAAAGCCACATTAGGCTCTTTCTGATTTGCAGGAGTCGAAATTGTGAGTTTGAAAGCTCCGCCGTTAGTGCGACCCTCTCCCTCTGTCACTTCTAACCCTACATAGAAGCCCAATACGTCAAAACTGCTCTCACCTTTCGCTTTGTGTTCAATTACCGCAACTAATTGCGCACCATTTACAAATTGGTCTATCTGCTCGTACTCCTCAGCGCTCTTGCCATACACAGTAATGCCTATTGAGTGCTTATAGCCATTGAAATCATCATCTGAAATCTCCGGTTTAATGCTCTCTGATATGTGCGTTTCTTTGAAATTATCAAAGAAGTAACCGGTCTTGCTCGCTTTGAGCACAAGTGAACTCATTTTGTTCTTCGAAGCGTCTACTGTGGTTGCTGCGAAGTCTATATCGGCTCTATTGATGAGCAAGATACGCTTCTCAATACCTTTCACTTTATCCGTACAGTCAAAGGTCAAATCTTTACTTAACGCATTAATACATTCTGCCATAATTTCTCTTTTAATGTTTAATTGTTAATGATAAATGGCTAAGCATACATTAACCATTTATCATTAATCATTACTAAATCGCCATTGCTCCGGTATTGCCAATCACACGTTGGAAGTCTGCACAGTAAGAAGCCTTTAAAAATACCTTCTCAATATCACCGCCCAAGTACTCAACACCTATGTCTTTAAGCGCTCCCATACTGTCAATAGCAATTTGGCACTCATTCTTGTCAAGCAACAAGGCACGGTGTGGATTGTGCCACTTGGTGCCGTCGTCAAAGTTAGAACGTATCATATCGTCTAACCATTCAGAGGTAACCACAGGTACACCTTCGAACTCTGACACCATATAACCGCCCTCAACCATTTTAAATGATTGCTCGTTGCGGAACTCTTTACGCATAAAACGTGTTAAGTTGGTTGCTAAACTCTGTGTAATTACAAACACAGGTGAAGCTCCTGACTTAAATCCTGCAATATCTTTCAATTGACAGAGTACCTTGTAAGCTCTATCATCTGCAAGAGCACGCTGTTTAGCATAAGTAGTCTGTGCGTTCTCATCAATAGTAATCTTTCTCTCTGGCGCAGTTGCTACCATTGCCTCAAACTGAGAAAACAATCCGTTAAGCACGTTAAAGTTAGCTTTGTCCAAGCCCGCTTTAAGCACTTGTGTGCCACTACCACTTCCTACTGTCGAATGGTTCTTGTCTGCGAAGAACACGAATCTGTTGAAGTCGTTCAAAATACCACCCTCGATTAGTGAAACCAAAAACGCCACATAATCTGAATCGTCAATGTTAAAACGGTCTGCTCCTGTTTTAGCCACCCAAGCGTCGAATGTCTTTTCCAATGTCGAATAACAATCAGAAACATTCACCTTTAACGGAACAGGGTCAAACCAGCCTGTGCGCACTTGTGTATCAAGTGGCTTAGAAGGCTTACCGCAACCCTCGTCTAAGTGAGTTACATTCGATACTGGCGCATAATATCCAAACTCAGTACCTTTCACAATACCCTCACGAATTGTAAAGATTTGTTGCAGAGGAAGCAACCCAAATTGCCCTTCTTCTAACAAGTCCTTAACTCTCTTGATGTACTCCTTGTTTCTTTCCGCTTCTTTAAGAAACTCTTTAAATGCTGTATTTGCCATATTTTATCCCTTTAATAGTTAAAATTACTTGATACGACCCAAACGTTTACGAATTTTGTCCATATCCAAGCCGTCTCCACTCACGGAAGGCTCATTGCTTGTTGCTCCTTTGTCGTCTGCTGAAAATCTACTTTGTGTCGATTTTATCTTAGCAAATTCACTTGATAAAGCTTCAATCTTCTCAGCCACCAAGTTAAAGCATTCCTCCAATTGTTTAGCAAACTCCTCTTGGTTGCTTTCATCAGGATTAGGCTCACTCGCTTTCTCCTTAATTTCCTTAATAGCCCCGCCTTCTACTACCAGCGTGCTCTCATCTTTCAAAACATACTCGCCATCGGCAAGCGGTTTTTCTGCGTCTTCTCCCCCGTCAGTCTTTTGTTTCACTTTGTCGCCCACTTGTGGCTTTTCAGCCTCAGTAACTACGGTAATAATATCACCGTTAGCAAGGGTCAAATCCAAGTCAAAAGCCTTGTTAATTGAAAAATCAAACGCTTTTTTCACTCTTTCTAAAATATTCATATAATTAACTTTTTTTGTTTTACTTTTGTTTGAAAAAAATAGTCCATTCGTCGCAGCGGGCACGTCTACCAAGTCAGAAGCCACCCACCAATCAAGAGATAGTCCTGCAAATCGTTTTGTTTCTCCTCCTTCTGTTACCTCTTCTATAACCTCATCGGCAAACACATATACAGAATTACCGAACATATCCGGACACTCCGAAGCCATTGAAATAACATAATCAGCAATCGAAATACCCCTGCCCATTACTTGCGTCTTCTTAGCCACATCTGCAATAAACAAATCGCCATACAGATTGCCATTTTCAATTCTGAAATTCTTAAACCAACCTATTAGTGACCCAAAATTAGAAGTACCAAATGTAGGGTGCTCAAAGCGAGATTTTATCTTACCTTCCTTCTCTCCGTATGCTTTTAACTCGTTTAGAAATCTTTCGGAAAAGTAATAACCATTCTTGTTAAGCCCTTTATTAGCCAATGCGACCCCATAGATAACGCCATTTTCAGCGTCAATCTGTGAGGCTGTCAATTGTTCATTATGTGTGCTAAAACGAATTTCCATATTGCAAAATTACGCACAACGTACCCTACGACGTTGCTAATGTGTGTTAGCAATGAGTTGTAAAACATTTCATTACCTTTGCCCCATCATTACGGTTGTAGTTTTATTTGTTGTTAATTTAATTATTCACAAAAAAAGCACACTTTTTATTAGTGTGCTTTCTTCTATTGAAAATTCATTTGTTTTTCTTGTATATTTATTTAGGTTATTATTAAATGAAAAACACGCCTCAAAAAGCGTGTTTTTTTCCTTGTAGGATTACGTCTAATTATTTATTTTAAACAAAAACGCACCTACTGCAATAGGTGCGTTTTTTTATAATCAATTAATTATTAGTAAGACTTTTAAAGTAATAATAAAAAAGCCCCTTATTAGGGTACTTTGTTTTTGTCCTTATAATATTCCTCCCAGTGTGCTAATAACTTTTCGGCGTGCTCTTTTGGCGTTACTTTTATGTACTTCAAGAAACTTGCCTCCGTTGTGTGTCCCGTAATCTTCATTATTGATAATGTAGGGAAATTCATTAGATATAAGTTTGTAGCAAACGAACGCCTACAAGTGTGTGAACTTATTAATTGCCACTTCTCGAATACTCCTCGCTCCTTTCTTCTCGTTTTGGGGTTCATTAAAGTACCTTCCACTACATCATTAAATCCTACTAATCTGCAAACTTCTTTAATGTTGCTATTAAATACTACACTATTCAAAGGTGTAGGCATTCCTCGCTTTCTTATCATTTCCTTAATATGGTGATGAAGTGGTATTACAACCTTTGCCCCCGAAGTATTATGTGTTTTCTGAGGTTCAACCTCAATAAACTTACTATCAGGGTCAATTACCGGCAGTTTCATAACATCGGAAACACGTAACCCTGTCCAAAGTCCTAAAATCATCAAATCACGTGTATTTTCCAATCTCTTATCCTTAGAAAAGTCAAATGCTACCAGCCTTTCAATTTCCGACTCTGACAATGCCACTGATATACTTTCCTCCTTTGTTTTTGTGAAGTTATCTAAATCGTTAGCAATTGTATACCCCTTTTCTTTTGCCTTTCTCAACAATACCTTAATGCCCGAAACTAATTCACCTATCGTATTAGCCGAGTACTTCTTTTCATTCATACAAAATGCTACAAACTCATCATTCAGTTGAGCGTTATACTCATCAATTTTAATTCGTTTGTTAGAGTAATTTTCAAAATTAATCAAGGCATTACGTGATTGGTTGTAAATGTAAATACGAGCCTTGCTGTATTCCTTGCCAGTATTCTTATTAATCGTTCCCTTAATAGAAGAAATGAAATCACTTGCAAAATCTGTGAAGCGCTCAAATCCATTAGTTGCCCTCTCAGGTTTAAATTTAGCGTCAAAAGCGTTCTTTAATTTTTCTCTTGTTATCTTCTCACCATTCAATTTGTAATTATCAATGAGGGTAACAAGGAAGTCGTTATACTGCATAATATGTGTGGCTATCTTTCGCAGCCTTACTCCATCAGCACCCTTGCGACTCTTTGGCATACGGGCATTAAAGTCCCATTCGTTAGGGTGAATGTACTCGCCTGTCGAATACTTGAATATTTTTTTTTCGTCAGTAATGTAATACTGAATGATAATTATTGTATCTTTGTCGCCATTAGGCTCTTTTAGGTAGAAAAACAT